CGCCCATTTGTGCCAAGTCATCATGCTTTCGCCTTCGGGTATCTCCATCGTCGGAATTTTCAAGTCCGGGATGCCGTCCACAAACAGCGGCCGGTTTTTTAGGTCTTGGCGGTGCATCAGCTCATGCACGAGCAGTTTTGTTTTGCCGGATCCGGGCAGGCCGGTGATTAGGCTGATCATGTTTTACCCCTTATGGTTGATTTTTCGCCGGCGGTTTGCCGGCGAATTTTGTTACTACTTTTTCTTGAAAGACGTGCCGAGCTTGGACACGGACGAAAGTGCCAGGGCAAACGACGTTGCGCCGAATATCCAGTTTAGGGCTTCGCCGCCGCCGGCAATGTAGAAAATCTGTATGGCTGCGGCATCTGCGCCGCCCATGCTGGATTTGATGTGATTTAGAAACATCTGCTGCAGCTGATCGAAGCCGACGTAGGTAATGGCGGACACGCCAAGGGCTACGATTATTTGGCCTATCAGGGTTACGAGCAGTTGGCCGAGTAGGGCAATCAGTACTGGCATGGTTGTCTCCCTTTAGGTTTTGCTGATTACGGCATGCCGGCAAATCACAAAGGCGATAAATATCGCTGCGCTTACGATAAACGGCCGCAGCCCGCGCGCGCCGTCGCATATTGGCTGATAACTGAATTCCTGCTGCGAACCCATAACGACAAACTGTTTTGGCGCGGGGCAGGTGCCGCTCTCGGAAAAGTCGTTGCTGCGGTTAAATCCGGGCAGTCCGACGGTTTCTTTTGGTATGCCGATTCTGCTGCCGCTACCGTCGGGGCTGCCGACGGTGCGGCGGATGTCTTCTTCGGTGCCGAGCTTGGTGCAGGACAGGGCATTGGGATGCTCTTTGCAGTATTTGGCCATATCGGTTTCGCCGGTGTCTTCGCCGCCCTGATGGCCGTTGGGATTGCCTTTGTTGCCGCTACCGCCGCCACCGCCACCGTTTCCGTTGCCAATTTTGCCTAAGCTCTCTTGGATGTTGTCCAGGCTTTTGGCAATGTCCTGCAGGACTTTGCTGTAATCTTTGCCGTCTTTGTTGCCGTCGAGTTCGGAAACGTTAGGGCCTTCTTTGCCGTCGTCGGGCTTGGCGGGATCTTTGGGCTTGGATGTATCTTTGCCATCGTCAGGATTTGCTGGATCTTTGCCGTCGTCTTTAGGTTTTTGTTTCTTTGCCCTTAGCTTGGCTTGCTCTATCAACATCTCTATTTTGCGCTTCTCGTTTTTCATACTTTTATCAATATGATCAAGTTGAATTTCAGCGTTTTTTATTGCATTTTGGCGACAAACATCCGTTTTACAGGATGCAAGTGTTTTTGTTAGGCCTTCCATTACCCGCTTTGCAGATTCCAAAAGCCTTTTTATCTCTGCAATCGAATCAATCCTTGCTTTTCTGATTTTGGCTATATCCTCAGGAAGCAAATCACCCGGAACTTCGGGAATATCTGCAGGTTTAGGAATCTGTGGCAATTGGGGCAAATTGGGGCTGGGTTGGTCTTCTTTTTTGTCTTCATTGTTATCTTCATTTTCATGCTCATCTGGTTTAGCATCTTCAGGGTAAAAGCAAACAAAATAAGGCTTATAAACCGGCCTATATTTACCAGTACATTCCGCTTTCAACGCTTCTTCAGGAGTTGAATACCCCCTACCAAAAGTTTCAAAATCTACATCATCACCAGTATTTTTAACTGATGAAGACTTAAAAGTATAGTATCTACCATTATTCAATCTATATACTTCATAAGCCAATCCACTAGAGCCACCCCAACCCGGAATGGCGTCATTATATATAGACCTCATATCTTTTCTATAAGTTGCCGCACCGGATGCTAACGATACCACCGCCATCACAGCCGCCAGCAGCAGCCTAATCTTCTCTTTCATTTTCATTTTTACCCCTTGCCTTTCTTTGCCTACGAGCTCGCAAACAACAGCCAAAACGGCACGCAAAATATGATACCTAACAAATAACTAATCCAATCGTACATAAATATCCAATCTAAAAAGGAATTTCCCCATCATCATCATCTAAATCAGGATCATGCTCATAAAAATTCTGGTTATAATATGATACAACATGAAAATCATGGAGACCTTCATAACAATCTTCATAGTCTTCTTCTCTATATTCTCCACTTAAATCAAAAAAAGATTCTGAAACCCAAGTATAAGGATCAAGAGGAATAAGGGGCTTTTCACCTATTTCACCTGTCTCTTCATCCACAAAAAATCTATCATTATCATCATTAATATAATATATATTTGAATCACCATACTCCAATGCCCAAATAGCTTCCTTCCATTGCTCACGAAATTCTGAAGCACTTTCAAAATCATCAAATTCTTCTGTATGTACAAGATACATAATAATTACACCTATTCTATTTTCCACCTATCAAATCTTCGTGATGCCTTTCAAAGTAGTCTTCAAGCAGCTCTTCAAAAATCTCTTCTGCACGTTGTTTGATTTCCGATTCAATACGATCTTCCAAATTTGAATATTCGTATTGCTCAGGGTTCCTTGCTTGATCTACCAACAAATCCCAATACTTTGCTTCAATCTCTTCTTTTGCTATGCGCTCGACTTCATCATGGATAGTCGGATCATCAAGGCTTTCAATTCGATATGGCTGCTCTTCAAACTGCTCTTCTTCCCACGGCTGCTCATCGCCGTCATAGGCTTCAAAATCCATTGGATCGGCATCTGGCGGGGTGTCTTTCACCGCTTCAGCGTCTTTTTTTTGACCTTTGGTATCGGCCTTTTTGAACATTTTGATGACGGCTTTGATACCGAAAAGCAAAACGGCTATCCCAATTATCAGTGCGCCGCCAATCAGGGCATCGCTTTTGAGTGCGCCGAGATCGGATTGCGCTTGACCGGTATAAAGGCCGCTGCTGCTGTGGCTGCCATTGCCACCGCCACCCCCATTACCGCCGATTAAGTCCATATCGCCTTTAGGCTTGCTTGTGTCGTATGCCATTTGTTGCCTGCTACTCTTTTTTGTCTTGGGTAAGGTGCTCAAAAATCCTGATCAGTGCTTTTACTGCAAATACGGCTACAAACATCATGGCGATATAGCTGCCGGTTTGCAGGCCGTCTTTAAACGGCTCCATCTGATCGCACTGGGGAAAGCTCAATTTGACTTCCTGGCTTCCGTAGTACCATTTGCCGTTTTGATAAACGGCAGTCTTTAAACTGCCGTCTGCGGTAATGGTGGGAACAACCATGGACATCTGATAATCGGACGCTTTCTCCGAAGTGGCAAAGCATTGACCTCCTACTCGATAGCCCATGATTGCCCCTTACCGTTACGCTTTGCGGAACAGGCGGATCAGTACGCCTACGCCTACGCTGGCCAGTGCCACACCGATTACAATCGCGCCGCCGGCGATAACGTCGGCTTTGATCGGTGCGATTTCGGTTTTGGCGGCTTCCAAAAGTTCGCCAGCCATTGCGTTAGTGCTCAGCAGAGCGGTGGAGGCGATTACTGCGCCCATTACTTTGGTTTTCAGATTTTTCATATCTAAATCCTTGCGCCGACGGTTAAAAATGCCTTACGTGTCTGTCGGCGGGACACGTTCGGCGGGGAACTAAATCAGGAACAGGACGATATAGGCGATCATCTTTTTTCTTTTCCCTTGTGTTGGTGGGGGTCTTCTAAGGGGTTTTGCTGCCGCCGACCCCCGAAACGGCAAACTCTGCTACTCGGTAAGCCAGAACGAGAAAACTGCAAAGCGTTCGCACATGTCTTCACCGGCTTCAACGGCTGATTCGAATTCTTCAAAATGGCCGGCTTGGTTTAAAAAGGGCGTGAAACCGACCACTTCTTCAGGATGGGGACAAAGAAATTCAAAGTTTTCCAAATCCTGAACGATGTACTTTCTGATCATGGCTTACGCCTTTCTCATGCTTTTGCTTTTAACGGCCGCATGTCTTTCAGGGTTTCTTTGCTTCGACCTGATGCGTTTGTTGTTTGGACAAAGGCGCATTCCATTTCGCAAGGGAAGTTGAGATTGCGGAAAGGCTCGTAGTTTTCGCTTTTGCCGTAAGAAACTTTGGAAACGCCAAAACCTTTGGCGTTGCCGGTAGTCTCATCAAGCGGTGCGGCAATCAGTACGGAGCAGGAGTCGATCTCGCTGCCATCAATGGTGCCTTTGAATTTGGTGATACCCATCACGATGCGGGTTTCGTAATTGAGTTTTTCGCGCTGTTGGTCAAAGTTCAACAT